GGTGACTTTAGGCATTTCTTTGCTAGCGTCCAGATCAGCTCACTTGGTGAAGATTGGGGCGAGGTGGCTGCACTGATGGGCCACGCTAACAGCGCATTCACATACCGGCAGTATGGTCATTATGTGAAGAATGTAGAAAAGCAAAAGCAAGTGAGTAGCGCGACAGCCGCTGCAATGGGAATATAGAGGGGCGCGAGCCCCTCATTGATTTCTGATGTGAATTGAATCTATAGGCAGATATTGGCCAACATCATCAGCGATTGCATGTTCGTCATCATCTGCAAAGGCATCATCCGCTAGATGCTCAGTTGCTTTTTGCCAAGCAAGCCTATCGCGCCGTTCTTGATCACGCTGTGATCTTTCGATTGATTCATCACTGCGACTATCGATACTGACAAAAACACGCTTACGCTTCATTGACTTTCATGTTGCGTATACGCTCAATCTCAGCAGCCGGTATCCAATACTTGCGCCCATCGCGCACTGCCGCAATGTCATTACGCTCTATCATTCTGTAGACAGCCTCCTTGGTGCCGCCTGTCCAGCGCCCGAAAAGCGCGATAGCAGCCGTGCGTGTATCGATGAGAGCTGGCCCATCTCTCATTTGCCGAAGCTCCCAAAGCCACCGCTTTGTGGTGCAGCAGCCGGAGCTGCTTGCCTGTCTTCTGGCGCGACATATGGCGTGTTTGCAAATATGTTTACAGCGCCAAGCTCTTTGTCATTATTGTAGTCATCGTCAACTGGTTCTTTGAACACCACGCGAAACTGCAAATTATGTTTGATGACAAGATCCCTGATCTGATCACACGCTTTAAGTTTCTCTTCATCATACATCGCGTCTCTTTTTGGGTTGACCCAGCTTGCAAGCTTCAGCTTTTTAGGCTTGCCTGACGCATCACAAATGCATTCTAGCTGCGCGTCATTGTTCTTGAATGTTGGTTTCCCGGCCATGTTCTAGCTCCTTTTGTTTTGCTTGGTAAGCTGCGCCTAGTGTGGCGTAGATTTCTGGGTTCTGTGTTTGCGCTTCAGCAAATTTGCCGCCGTGCATCTTTTCAAATTCTTCAAGCATGTCGAATCTGTTGATGTTTTTGAGTTCGACTAAGCGTTCATTCGCCCATCCATCCCAATTGAATGGCGGTTGCTCCAGCTCTGGCGGCTCATTGTAATCGGGGTCATCTGCCTCGCCGGTCTGTATCAAGAACAAGCCACGCAGATATTGCTTTAATGCATAAGATTGCGCGCTGCCGCTGGTCTGTGCGCCGGTCACTGGCAGAGCTACGACAGTCACCACTGGCTTTGTTTCCTCACCAGATTTGTGACACATGGACATCTCATATGTGTAGGTTGCCCACATTTTGTTATTAGTGCCGGGATATTGCTCGTAATTAATGCAGCTTATCTCTGGGTGCAAACCGTTTTTGTGGCAAGCATCACGACAGCCGCCAAGAAACCCATCAATTGATGCAAAATTATAGTTGCCGTGTGCGTTACTTTCGTTTTTCGACACGGTCTTTATTTCTGCCATGGCCTCTGCAATAGCCGCATTCACAGCGCTTTGGTTAGTCATGCGGCAGCTCCATCTTGCCTAACATTGTGGGCATGTAGATAGCTGCGTTGCGCCCGGACGCTGTCTTGCGCGTTGCGTTTGTTTTCCAAACCAAGCCCAGCTCTTCTAGTTTTACACGCGCCGGGCGATAGCTGTTTCCGGTCATGCCGCTTTTGTTGCAGCCTTCTTCATCAGTCGCGCCATCCAAAGCTATGATAGCTTGCAGCGCTTTGACCATGTTCTTGCCAAACTTTGGCTTGATGGCATCAGCAGATGCAGCGCTTGTCGGGCTGTGAGCTTGATGCGGTGGTGCTATGTCAAACAGATTTGTCATCATGATGCTTCCCTTCGATTGCAGTTTTAATTTCGTTTTGCAGAACGCCACGATCATTTGCATCCCGGTGCATTGCCTCAAGGATGTGCCGGATACGGCGCAGCTCTGTTGTCGTTTCGGTGTCGCACTTTGATTTGAACAACCAACTAAACATTATGATCTCCAGATTTTGTGGGCTTGTTCTAAGACGGCTGGTGGTAGATCGCGCCACACATACATGTGATCCCATTGAGGGTCACACAGGCGCAGTAACTCTTCTGGGGTAGACGCAGCAGCAAGCAGCCGTTCACGGCGCATGCACGCCTCTCTGATGGCTGCAACGCCAGCTTGTAGCTGTTCTATTGTCGGTTTGAATACTTTGTAGCCAAGCCTGTTGGCGTAGACGATTGTCGGCCACACATCAGTCATGTGCCAGTACCCGGCAATCTGGGTGAGGTGGCCCCACATAATCTCTTTCGGCAAGCTGCTAGCGGCTGGCTTGTCAGTGCTAGCGCCTTTATCCCATTTTGTTTTTAGCTCAACGCCGCCGCCTTGATAGTCTGCGTATCCCAAGTATGGCAGCTTTACATCATCAAACTTGCCTTTCAGCTCTTGCTGCCCGGTAATCCGATTCGCGCCAGCCGTAGCCTCACGCAGACCGTCCAAGGCATTGCTGCACACCAGTTCAAATTCTGTGTGCATGCCGTCAGCGCCTTTTTTTGGTGCGCTGCCGTCTGCTGCGTAGCGCGCTGTGACCTTGTGTTCAATCTCGCGCTTGTCTTTGTCAGCGTCACGCCATGAACCGCCATGGAAACTATGCAGCTCGTTGAGCGCATCTCTGTATGCGTCAGCCGGGCTGACATCGTTGACCAGTATGTCAGTGCAGTAGTTTTCAACAGCGCGGCCACCGATCAAGATTGGCTTGTCACCGCTTTGCTGCTTGCCCCGGCTGTCTCTATAAACGCCATGCAGCTCCACAAGCTGTTTTGCTTCAGCCGATTTCTCAGCGTTTTTCTTTGCCGCATTCAGCTCTGGCCGGACGATAATTTTATCAAAGAATGTGAAACCATCAGGATTCGATGGGTTGGAGTGGTGATAATACGCTATCTGTGTTGCTGCGCGCTTAGCTATGACATCAGGCGCTGCTTGTTTGAACTCAGAAAACGACATAAAAAAATCCTCTCCACATTGTGAAGAGGACTGTAAACTGACAAGACATTTTATGTCAAGCCAGATAATTTAAATGTCGGTTTGATTGCCTTTTAACATCGTTACACCCCGCAATCTCTGTCGCAAACTCACTGTGATGACAGGCGTTGCAAACACCAGCTCCTGTTCTTTTAGGTGCCAGCCAAGATCACCATTTACTATTTGATAAACACCGCCCGGTTCTGGAAAAAGCATGCCAGCAACGAAATGTTCTGGGCCGTTCTTGCCTTCATATGCATTTTTTAAGTAACAAAATGCCTGTTTGCCGTAGCACTCTTCATGCACATATTGTTCAAGCACTGGCTCAAGCATCACATATTCATGCGCCTTTGACCAATATGCCCATGGGCCAGTGTATTTTTTATCCATTGACCAGCTAATGATTGCAGCGTCAAATGGCAATCGTGTGTGCGAGTACGCCCAATCTAATCCTTTTATAAGTTGGGGGTTTTGCTTCGTGTCATGCATATTTAGGTACAATTCTCTAAATACAGTGCTGTCTTGATGCAGATGACAGTGACCAATAATCGGCACACCAGCTTGCTCAAAAACAATCTCATAAGCGTGGCAACCCAAAATATCTGCGTACTCTCGCGCATCTACTATGGTCATTGGCACACGCTCATGGATATGCCTCGACAGCGTTTCTGGCGTTACGCCCTTGCGTTCTGCAACAACCTTTTTTTGCAGACCGCTTTTTTCGATCATCTTGTTTAGATTGTTTGGCATGTCGTTCATGGTAATAACCTTAACATTTAATGTCACTCAACAAATTATATAGTGCCTATAGACATATGATGTCAACTGTATTAACACATAGGGCATGAAACTTGATGCATATCGAAAACAAAGAGGCTGGAGCTATGTTGATTTAGCCGAGCTGACCGGGGCTTCACATGCAACTGTAGCCCGGCGCTGGTGCTTGCCGCATAGTCACCGGGATTACAAAATACCAGCCCAAAAATTTATGAACGCCATTCTAGTCATTACTGACGGTGCGGTACAGCCGAACAGCTTTTACCAAATTGGCTTAGATGACTGAGGATCAGTTCCAAAACTATGTGGTGCAATGGCTTGATGCGTCATTGCCCATGGGTTCTGTATTCCATCACTCACCAAACGAAGGCAAACGCCACATTGCTTACAAGATGCGGCTGAAAGCTGCTGGCACGAAATGGGGCTGGCCTGACCTTGAGCTATTCATTTGTGACCATGGCTGGCATGACCCGGCTGCAAAAGGCCCGATAATGATTGAGCTGAAGCGGCCAAAGGGCGGCAAGCTGTCTGACAATCAAAAAGACATACATGAAAAGCTACGTTGCACCGGCACCTATGTGTTCGTTGCCAAGCGTCTGAGCCAAGTTGAGGCTTACTTAAAACCATTGTTGAAGCTGCGTGAAACAGGCAAAGCAGCAATCGTGCGCCAGCTCTGCGAGGTGCAGGGTGGCTGAGTTTATTCAAGTGCTACGCCACCCAGAAATTGGCTACGAGACAATGGCTGAATGCGAGCATTGCGTACCATTCAACGGTGATCTGCGTGGTTGCCATGAATGCAGCTACCAAGGATACCGCGCACTGACAGAGGATGAAGAGCTTGCGTCAGAAAGATGATTTTTATCCAACGCCACCAGAGGCAACTAAGGCGCTGCTAGCTGTCGAACAGTTCGATAGCCATGTTTGGGAGCCAGCAGCCGGTAACGGCGCTATCTGCAAAGTGCTGATCGATTCGGACTACATGCCAATCGCGTCTGATCTTAACGACTACGGCTACGGCTGTGATACCGGCATAGATTTTTTGATGACTACAAAAACTTTGGATATGACAAAGATGAAAAACACTATCAGTGGGAACCACCCAATCAGATAGT